CGCCGGCGGCGACGGAATATTGCCCGGTCGTCGGGTTCGATGCGACCTGTTTCAACGGCAGCGCGCTCGCGGCGTAGACGACGCCCTGGTCGGCGACGAAGGTCGCGTGCAGGCTCGTCGTGTACGCATAGGGCGAGGACGCGGGCACGCTCGCCGCTTCGCCGAACTGCGTCTGCACGCCGCCGACGCTCGGGGCGACGCCGAAGAACAGCGAGCCCAGCGCCTGGCCGGAAATGCGCGCGAGCTTGGCCTTGCCGGTCATCTTGCGCGTGCCCGAGCCGATGGCGACGGGAAAGTTGTACTGGCCGTAGAGCGCCTTGGTCGAGGTCGCGACGTTGAGCGAGATTTCCTGCGCGAGGCCGAAATTGATCGGCGTCCCGCCTTGCGGCGTGCCGATCAGCACGCCGGAGCCGAATACGAACATGGGGGAGGTCTCCTGGGAAAAGAAAGCGAGTCGCCGCCGAGCGGCGTCTTTTGTCGTGCGGTGGTTGACTTGGATTGGGCTCGGACGCCGGAAAGGCGGCGCGCTGGGTTCACGCTCTTCCGGCGTAGAACGTCGGGGCGGAACGAAACCAATGGATTGCTATTGTCTTGCGCGCGGGGGCGTCACGATCCATTCCGGCGCAACAAACGGCAGCCGTCAGATACGGCGCCCGTGGTGGTCCGCCCTCAGGTCCGGGAACGTGTTCTCGACGGGGAAGATCAGGTCTCGCGTGACGAGTCCCATGATGTCGCCAACCGCCCGTTTGAATCGTGACCTGATCTGCTCGTCTTTGATCTTGTCGACCTCCGCAAACATTCGCGCGATCGTCGGATCAAAGGATTTGCCGAGCAGCAAGAGGTTTCTTGCGATCTCTTCATCCATTGGCGTCACCATCAGCGTGTCGGGACAGCGGGAATTCAGTTCTATTTATTCGCCTGAAGGCTTCAATTCTTTCGGAATTATGTCCGGAAACTGTTTGTGCAATGAGGTAGAAATATCAATCAATTCCGCCATTGAGCCTCCGATATAGCCAATCAAAGCGTCATATTCCTCTGAAGGGAGATTGTTCTTCATGTAATGGGCGATTCCATCCAAATGTCCAATAGCTCCGGTAAGCATTCCGTCGAGTCTTATCGCAACATCCCTATCCATCGCCACCTCCAAGAAACGCACATGGGCGACCGCTGACGTCTAGCATCAAAGCATTGATAGCTTGAGCGATCTCAGCTGTCATAACCGCTCTCCCCGCGCCGACGGGATAATGTCATTTCAGGAGGTCAGAAAATACGCCCACGCATTCGTTGCAGATAAAGGCTGAGGGGCCGGCGCCCAGACGAACCTCGGGCGACGATTTTCCGCAAAAGGAGCATGCGATTTTATCCCCGCCCTCGTCGGCGGCGGCGCGGTCGCTCTTCAAATGGAGCGCGCACAGACCGATGAATTCCAATACGGCGTTATTCAGCCGAGAACCTTGGTCGTCTTTGATTCTCGTAAATAAGTCGCAAGCTAGACCAAGGCATTGGTAGTAGCGCTCGGCAACGTATTCATCCTGAATTTGCGAAAAGAGAACCTCTGTAGAGCCGTTCGTATCGTCAGAGTGATTTGACATGTTTGGCCCTCTAGTTCTGCCCGACAATGCCCGGCCCGAATATCGTGGGCAGGCCGGTATTCTTACAGGCGCGAAGTGCGCTGCTGCAACCTTCGATTGCCGGCGAACCCGAGAAAATGGCGCTCTGAACACAAGTCCGGAAAGCTTCCCCACAGCTCACCGGGACGAAGGAAGCGAAGTTGCGCTGGTCGCAGGCTTTGAGGCGAGCGGGTCGGGCGCCGACGCCACAGGTTTGAGGCTTGCGACCTGAATTCCCTTGGCCCGCGACTTCGGTTGCGGCGGCCCGCCGGGATCGATCGCGCTGTTCGCCGTCGTGAACCGCCCCTGTTCGTCGTGGTTGTGATTGTACTTTCCCAGCCCCTCGCTCTTCCCGCCCTCCGGCGCCAATCCCAGATCCGCGCGCGCCTCCTCGCGCGTCTTGATGCCGGCGCCGACCAGGATGTTCAGCGTCTGCGCCTGTTGCAGCGGATCGACCGCGTCGTCGCCGACCCAGACGAATTCGAGATCGGGCTGGTTGAGATAGACTTGGATGACGTGGTCGAGCGCGCTCTTGACCCACGCCTTGAGCGGCACGAGGCCCTCCTGCGTCGCCTGCATGCGCAAGGTCTGCGAGGTGGCGCGGTTGACCTGACTGACGAACGCCGACGCGGGGACGGAGAACGCGTAGCAGATCACCCGCGCGAGCCATTCGTCGTACTGATCCTTCAATGGCGGCTGGCGCGCTTCGATCAGGCGGAAGCCCGCCGGCATGAATTTCATCATCCGCCGCCGCGCCGAATTGCCTGACATCAAGGCGTCGAAATAGTCCTGGAACTGGCGGATCTGATCGATCGTCCATTCCTTCGGCAGCGTCGCGAACGCGTCGGGCGTCGAGCCGGCGCGATAGTAGTCGAGCGTCGCCGCGTCGCGGCGAAGCGCGATGTTGACGGTGAGCGCGATCTGCTCGACCGGGCTCAGCCCATAGAGCCGGTGCGCGCGCACGTTGCGCGGCAGATAGAGCAGTTCGTCGGAGGAAAAATCCGCCGCCGGCACGCCGTGCAGGATCTGCTGATAGGCGGGGTCGGGCGGCTCGGGCGAGCGGTCGTCTCCGCCGATCAGCGGCGTGATGGTGGAGCCGTCGATGACGTCGAGGCTGTAGAGACAGCGGTCGTTTCAGAACCGCAAACGTTTCCAAGGAGGCAGTCGCGTCCTGTGTCCCTACGTGTGGGTCGACCCCGTCTTGCTCCAATCGATGTCGAACACGTATTCGAGAATTTTCCCGTCGAACTGCGAAATTTGCATCCGTAGGGGCCCTCCCCACGCGGGTTGCCGGGGATGTTGAGCATTGAAGTCCTCGTTGTTGCTGCCGGTTACAATCCAGGTGTCGTTGGCAGCGTCCACTTTGAGCGGTTCATTCCGGTCCACTTCGAGCTGGCCATATCGATCTCGTGTAACGAGGCGAGCGATTTCCGTCGCGACGCCGGCCGAAATTAGTTTTGTGCCCAGCGACCTGTGCAGCCACATGCTGCTCGCTTCGCGGTCCGAGTCCGAGGTAGTCATGCTTCGCTCCAAGTTTTCGCATATGTTGTAAGCAACGTTTCACCGCTGCGCTATCTGAATGAGTCTCTACTTTCCAGGCGCGATCAGATACGGAACGTAAGGAAGGCCAGGTCCCGGAGCATACAATACGTATAGCGTGATTGGAGGGAGCGGAGCAGCAGGGGCGAGGCCCAAGTCACTAATTTTTGCGTCTGGTGACGTAACGTCAAAACCTAAGATCGCGTGGGGGTATACGATTTTCTGCTCCGGTGTATAATCCGGATTGGACCCCGTCTTGATTTCGATTCCGGACAACACATCGAACCTATTCATGCAAAGGATATCCAGACGAGCAGTTACGTCTTCGAAGGTTAAATTCACTTCCGAGACGCATATATTGCCAGCGTTGCGTAGCTGGTCAAGATGTTCTCGTTCCACGATCCCGTGAAAGTCGCCAGGCCAACCGGCCAAGATTACCGGAGGCATTGATTGGCGGCTATCAACACGATTAGCCGCCGGTGGCCTGACGTCCAGCCCTCCCGCGTCCGTCATCGTCGTCGCGGCGTCATTGAACGCGATCTGCACGCCCTGTGGCTGTTTCGGTCGCGCCGCGTCGCTGCCCCCATCGGACGTCCATCGGCCCTGCTCGTCACGCGGCTGATCGGGGTCGAAGTTCCATTTTCCCAGCGCTCCTGCCTTCCCGCCCTCCGGCGCGAGCCCCAAGTCCGCGCGCGCCTCCTCGCGCGTCTTGATGCCGGCGCCGACCAGGATGTTCAGCGTCTGCGCCTGTTGCAGCGGATCGACCGCGTCGTCGCCGACCCAGATGAATTCGAGATCGGGCTGGTTGAGGTAGACTTGGATGACGTGGTCGAGCGCGCTCTTGACCCACGCCTTGAGCGGCACGAGGCCCTCCTGCGTCGCCTGCATGCGCAAGGTTTGCGAGGTGGCGCGGTTGACCTGGCTGACGAAGGCGGAGGCAGGGACGGAGAACGCGTAGCAGATCACCCGCGCGAGCCATTCGTCGTACTGGTCCTTCAGCGGCGGCTGGCGCGCTTCGATCAGGCGGAATTCGCTCGGCATGAACTTCATCATCCGCCGCCGCGCCGAGTTGCCCGACATCAGGGCGTCGAAATAGTCCTGGAACTGGCGGATCTGGTCGATCGTCCATTCCTTCGGCAGCGTCGCGAACGCGTCGGGCGTCGAGCCGGCGCGGTAGTAGTCGAGCGTCGCCGCATCGCGTCTCAGCGCGATGTTGACGGTGAGCGCGATCTGCTCGACCGGGCTCAGCCCATAGAGCCGGTGCGCGCGCACGTTGCGCGGCAGATAGAGCAATTCATCGGAGGAAAAATCCGCCGCCGGCACGCCGTGCAGGATCTGCTGATAGGCGGGATCGGGCGGCTCGGGTGAGCGGCCGTCCTCGCCGATCAGCGGCGTGATGGTGGAGCCGTCGATGACGTCGAGGCTGTACAAGGAACCGTCGCGCGAGAAGCGGGGGTAGAGGGTGGCCGCGTCGATGACCAGCATGTCCTCGAGCAGCATGCGCAGCCAGGCGGAAAAGGCATGTCGGCGGTCGGGGCGGGCGAGAAACGCGAGCGCGGCCTTGATGCGCGCCTGCGCGTCTTGCGTCGCGGCGGGATCGCGCGCGCGCACGGCGTAGCTCAAGCCGGCGATCTGGTCCTTGCGGGTTTCGATCACCGCGCGCAGCAGCGGCAGCGCGTCGGCGAGCGCGCGCAATTCGGCGAACGCAATGCCGCCGGTCGCTCGCGGCGCGTAGGAGAGGTTGACGCCGAAGGGATAGTCGAACTGCCGGCCCTTGACCTCCGGCGGCGCCTGCGGCGCGAGAGGTTGCTGCGGCCCGAACCAAGCATCAGGCGAGACGCCCGTGATCGCATAGCGCGCCGCGAGCGCGAGGCGCGCGAACAGGCTCGGGGGCAATGGCGCTTCGAGGGCTTCCGATGACATGCGGATTTTCCCCTTGGGTTGGCGCGACGCCGAGCTTGCTTGCGCGGGCGCTCGCCCTTATGGCGGGCAAGCAAACGGGAGTCCGCCGCCATGCGCTTCACTGCGACGCGAATTGTTGTTGCGCTGCTGCTCGCCGCCGCGCCGGCGCGAGCGAGCGCGGGCTGGACTTTTTGCGTCGCCGCGTCGCCGGGCGGCCACGACGTCTGGATCACCGACGTGTTCGCGCCCGAGCGCGATCGCGAACGCCTCGAAGCGGACTTGAGGGGCTATCTCAAGACGCAAGGCGTCGCCGGCGCGGTCGCGCAATGTCCGCTGCCCAAGGACGACAAGACCGAAGTCGTCAACGCGCAGTTCACCGCCGCCGAATTCAATCGCAAGCTCGGTCACACGCTGCACGAAGTCGCCGCGCCCGAGTTCGAGCCGAGGAGGTGAGGGGTCACCCGCCCTTCGCCGCCTCCGCGTAATAGTCGATCATGTCCTGCGGTCCGGCGCGCTCCAGCGCGATGAGGTCGGCGATCGCCCAGACGAGCGCGTCGGCGCGATCGGGCGAGAAGCCCGAGGCGCGGGCGTCGAAGTCGGGCGTCAGCGCGCAGAGTTGGTCTTCGAGCTTGCCGAAGGCGCCGAGGTGAAAGACGGCGCCGCGCTCGTAGGCCGCCGCGACCGGCTCGGCGCGCAGGAACTTGCCACGCGTCGCGGTCACGGTGCGAACGGGAAGGTTCGGCTCGCTCTGGCGCAGCACCTCTACGACCATCTCGCCGCCGTTGTTGATTTCCGCGACGACGCGGTTGGCCTTGAAGCGTCGAAACGCGGCGACGACCCGCGAGGCCCATTGGCCCGGCGTGTCGCCCTGGCTGGTGAGATCGGCGATGACGTGGATCGCGCCTTGCGCGCTTCTGCCGACGACGACGATGCCGCATTCGTCCGCGTCGGCGCCCGACTTGGCCGGCGGATCGACGCCGACGACGATCTCGCTGTATTCGCCGGGCGCGCCGCCGTGGGCGAGGCGCTGGCGCTCGATCAGGGCGCGCGTCCACAGCGCGCCCGGCGCCTCCTCGACGATTTCGGCGAACAATTCCTGGCGGCCGATCGCACGGCCGGCGTAGCGCGCGGTGATGCGCTCGATGAACGCCTGGGCGAGATGATGACGATTGTCGAAGGTCGAGCCGCGCGTGACGATCGCGTCCTTGTCTTCGACGAGATGCTTGATGATCTTGGTCGGCCGCGGCGTGGTGGTGATCACCGCCTGCGGCTTTTCGCCGAGGCGCAGGCCGAGCAGCGCCTGCTCGAACGCGTCGGGATCGCGCCAGGCCGCGAGCTCGTCGCACCACAATTTCATATGTTGCTTTCCTCTCAGGCGGTCGGGCTCCTCGGCGGAGAACAATTGCGACACCGCGCCGTTGGGCCAGGCGAGGCGCGCGGAGGCGCGCGCGTAGCGCGGCCGCTCTTCCCGCGGGCAGATCGCCATCAGCCCGGATTCGCCGAGCACCATGATGTCGCGCACGTCGTCGTGCGTCGCGCCGATCAGATTGACGATGGCGAAGGTCTTCGTCCACAGCCGCACCGCCTCGGCGCCGGCGCGCGTCTTGCCGGAGCCGCGGCCGGCGAGAATCAGCCAATAAACCCAATCGCCGGGCGGCGGCGTCTGCTCGGGCCGCGCCCAGAACGCCCAGTCGTGAAAGAGCTCGTCGCTCTCCCTCGGCGTGAGCGCAGCGAGCAGGCGGGCGCGATGGGCGGGCGCGAGCGTGAGTAGATCGGCGAACTTGTCGATCAGCTTGCGCTTGGCGGCGGGGGCTCTTGCGGCGCCACGATGCGGGCCGCATGTCTTGGCGGCTTGGACGTTGCGCGCGCTCATGGCTCGGTTTGGAGAGGCGGGAGCAAACGCGCCGCCGCGCTGTTGATCTTGGCCATCAGACGTTCGTGAGCGCCTTCGTATTGGTCGGAGTTCGCCGGCGTCAGCTTGGTGAAGCCGTGATATCGGTCGAGCCGGTCGAGAATCTTGAGCATGCGGTCGATCGCCGGCAGATCGCTCTCTTCGGACTTGGCGGAAAGCTTGGCGCTCATCGCCTCGAGCCGGACGATCTGCAGCCGCGCGTGATCCTGCGCCGGCGCAACCCAGCGGCGCCTGAGCTCGTCGCGCAGCATCGACTCGACCCGCTTGCGCGATAGCCCTTCCTTTGCGGCGATGGCGTCGACGCCTTCGCCGGCGACGAGCGCGGCGAGGATTTTCGGCCCTCGCCGAACAGGCGCGGCTGTGCGCGCGCGGATGGGCGCGTCGGCTGGCGGCATGGAAAGATCCTGAAAAGCGAGGGGAAGGGAAGGGCGAAAAAAACGCGCCATCTCCACTGTGAACAACTATGCCTCGATCGGCGTAACCGGGCAAGAAATTGTTGTGGCGGGATGGCTTGCGGCGAATATTACGCCAACAACTTCAAAATATTAGGCCTCCCAGCGGCGCGTCAGCGCCTCCGGCTCCCGCCGAAGCCCAACTCGACCACGTTCCAAACGACGATCGTGATCGCGACCGCGTCGAAGGCGTAAGTCAGCCACGCCGGCGCCGCTCCTTCCGAGCGCGGCTGATACCAGTGCGCGGCGGCGGCGAGGAACAGCGAGAACGGCGCCAGGCCGGCGAGCGCGGGCGGCTTGCCGCGATCGGCGAAGCGCTTGGCGCTGAGAAAATACTCGGCCACCGCACAGAGGATAAGCGCGAAGGCGTAGACGAGGAGATAGGCGTGCGTCGCGACGACGATCGGATCGATGAACGCTTCGTGCGCCAGGTCGCGCGGCCCGCTCGGCGCGATCATCAGCGCGATCGCGGTCATGACGAGCGCGATTCCCACCGGCGGCGCGCTCGCGCGCGCCCACGTTCCCCGGTCGACGACGCCTTCGGCCTGCCGATAGAGGAAGCGAAAGCGCTCGGCGCGGGACGTCGGCGTCATCACTCTCTCAGGAGATCGTTGATGCCGGTCTTGGCGCGGGTCTGCGCGTCGACCGTCTTGACGATGACCGCGCAATAAAGCGAGGGGCCGGGCGAGCCGTCGGGAAAGGGCTTGCCGGGCAGCGAGCCGGAGACGACCACCGAATAGGGCGGGACGAAGCCGACATGGACCTTGCCGGTGGCGCGATCGACGATTCTCGTCGAGGCGGAGATGAACACGCCCATCGAAATGACCGAACCCTGGCCGACGATGACGCCCTCGACGACTTCCGAACGTGCGCCGACGAAGCAATCGTCCTCGATGATCGTCGGATTGGCCTGCAGCGGCTCGAGCACGCCGCCGATGCCGACGCCGCCCGACAGATGCACGTTCTTGCCGATCTGCGCGCAGGAGCCGACGGTGACCCAGGTGTCGACCATCGTCTTCGCGTCGACATAGGCGCCGAGGTTGACGAAGCACGGCATCAGCACCGCGTCGGGCGCGATATAGGCGGAGCGGCGCACGATGCAGCCGGGCACGGCGCGAAAGCCGGCGGCGCGAAAGGCGTTCTCGCCCC